AGCGACCAAGTATTCCCTTTTAAGACTCTTATTCCTTGGTCCGGGTCGTATATCATCTCAGTAGAACCCTGCGTAATACCGCCTCACTCTATTTGTTACAATTATACTCCATCTGGGAGCAAATGTCGACATTTTGTTCCACTTATTTTCTCAACATAACTATCTGGTTCCAAAGTTGTCTCCCCGTGTATCCAGTGAATAGTCAATCGGTCTTCAAAGTAATCATTATAGGTTTTGTAAAAGTTTTCTTCTACTTTGAGTACTATCCCAATCCCTAGGGTCTCATTATAAGAATATTTGTGCTTTGCTCTTACCAAATCACCGACTTTCATTCTTTATTCTTTACCTCCACAACAATCAACCTCTGGCTTATCGTCTTTTCCGCTTATTTTGAGCCAAATACCCCATAAAATAGGCACCGCTAACCAATGAAAGCACAAAATCAAAGAAGCAGGAATACCGGCATAAAATGCTGGGTGAACATAGTTGCCCAAGGCTGCGAAGATAACAGGAAATACTACATCTTCTACAATCTCCCAACCAATAAAGATAACAGCAAATGCTAGCCCATTCTTTCTAATAAAGTCTTTTACCTTATTGTATGAAAAGTGCTCTAACTTATGTTTCCATCGATGTTTTAGCCATCTAAAAAATCTCATTCTTCTTTCCTTTCACTTATAACTTTCAAATAATCGCCAAAATAAGACTTTTCTTTCTTTCCGTCCCACACTTTTGCGATAACATTACCGGCATCATTTTGATCAACAAAAGTAATAATACCAATAGCACCAACGTCATAGTTACCGGATACTTTCATTACAAGATCGCCAACTTTCACTCTTCTTCCTTGTAACAAATAAGTTCATAAATATTTCCCCAGGGATCTTTCTTATAAACGGAACGCGAACCATCACGATGTGTCTTTACAACATCATCTTCGCTGAAACCATCAACCTCAAAAGCAAAGTGTGCTGGGTGTTGTTTCTTGATTACAAAAGCAATCTTTGTGTTCTCAACCTCAACGAAAGCCCAAGTATCATCGGCATACAGGAGTTGGGCATTGAAGTTTAGTTCATACCACTTTGCCGCCATAAATGGGTCATCAACGACTAATGCTATATGATCTAATTTCACGCTGCATTCTCCTTCATTAGATTACGATACTCCAAAAGAGCAATTTCTTTATGCTTTGCCTCGATCATCACATCAAGATCAAAACCATAATCATCAAAGTAATTTACCACGCGATCAGAGTGTGCTTGTGGCTTGATTTTAGGATCATCATACTCGATGCACCTAGACTCCGCATAATGAACAACGGGCTTGATATCATCAGGCCAAGTATCCAAAGCAGTGGTAAGTGCTTCTACTTCGGTTTGCCCATCTGGGTGTAAGCGATAATGATGATAATCAAATACAATAGGTGTGCCAATACGACTGAATACACCATCATAAAGTTCCTTCGTAGAGTAAAGACTTGTCTTGTCGTCATTCTCGACAGTAAGACGAGAACGAACAGACTCTGGAAGACGCTCAAAGTTGCGACAGAAGTTGTCCAACGCAAATGGCTTATCACCATAAGCAGCACCCACATGTATATTTAGTTTAGCAAATGGGCTACGGTCAAGTCCAATCATGTCAAAAAGATCACCGTGAACCCTCAAATCGTTGTAAGTAAGTTGAAATACTCGCTCTTTTGGTGATGCAAGTTTATTGAAAGGTCCTGGATGAGAGGTCAAGCGCATTCCGTGCTTCTTGGCAAAAGCGCCAACCATCTGACAAGTATCAAGAATCTCCTTGTAATCAGGAAGGTCCTCCATCTGATACTCGCTAGCCCAAGGAATAATATCTGATGAAAGGCGATAAAAATAAATGTCGTTAGCAAGATTCCATTCAAGGATCTTGTAGAGGTCTTGAACATTCATTAGTGCTAGTTCTGATGCGTAAGAAATGCCCTTCTGTTGGAAGGTTCTCTTGATCATAGAACGATTAGTAGTAATCCTCTTGGACTTTGGAAGAGAAGAAAAGCCCATGTTGATGCAGGCATAACCGAAACGCTTTGGCATAAAGCAAAACCTCCTGATTGAGTATAACTTATTATACCGCAACCAGGAGGCAAAAGTCAAGATCTTTTTTGTTTTTTAGTCGGTGATTGGAACCGTCAAATCCTCTTGATCTTCATAGAAAGCAGACGCGTCGCCTTGGCGTTTATCAAACTTCATAACGATCTCTTCATCCATCAGTTTGATAACATTGTTACGGAACTCTTCATCAGTAGTAATAATGCTGGTCCATTTTGAAGGCTGGAACTTTTTCGTATAACCATCTGGCATAGATAGAGTATACCAAGCACCAGCAGAGGTTAGGCATTCAGAGCCCTTGATAGCGTCAAACCAACTCTCCATGTCTCTGATGCCGATCTCTTCCGTGCCCCAAAGAATACGGAAAGCACAAGAACGCCCTTGGGTTCCAAAACGAGACTTTTCAAGTTTTACCTTTACCTCTGAACCGATGCGGAAGCCCTTGTCATCTTCGATGTAAGCAGACTTAGCCTTTCGACCAGTTAGCCAGATACGAAGAGAGTAGGCGTAATGCATAGCCTTGCCACCAGGGGTAGTATAAGGCGTGGTCATAGCAACAATGCGTGCCGTAGGTCCTTGCGGAATGTTCGTCTTCAACTGGTTCAAAACAATAAAAGTTGCTTGCTTATCAGCCAAAGGAATAACCAACTTGGACATACCCTTTGCTAGAATACGAGCCTTTACAGCCATTGAAGATTGAGGATTGAAATCACCCTCAACATCAGAGACAGAAGGAGTAAAAGCAAGAGAATCCCAGATAAATACGACCTGATCGTCTGCTGCTCCGAGGATGTCTTCAATAGTCTCCAAAACAAACTCGACAGACGACGCTTGAACATAAATAAGGCGCTCTAAATCGCATCCTGACCGCTCCAAAAAGGAAGGGTCAATAGCAGACTCGGAATCAAAATAAACAACCATCTTGCCCTGTTTCTGGGCGTTAGCAGCAATCTGTGCTGCCATATAAGACTTACCAGTTGCTTCAAGCCCGGCAATCTCTGTAATCTTGCCTACTGGGATACCAGCAAGTTGACCCTTGCAAATAATAGAATCAAGCCAGCGAGAGCCCGTTGGAATCCACTCCTTTACCTGTGTTGGATTATCACCAGTAAGATCGTGGGCTACCGTCCTACCAGCCTTTTTATTTACGATTTTCAATAGGTCCTGCATAGATACACGACCAGATTTGGCTTGTGCCTTGGCTTTTGCCATAGATTACTCCTTTAGTTGATTGTAACGTCGAGGTTTAAAAATATGCTCTCTCATAGTATAGGTTGTGTTATTATCCTGAATAGATGGAATATATTGGTTTTTTACCATATCATATGATGCTTTATTCATCATAATGAATCCGGCACTCTCCAATAAAACGTTCACCTCATCATAATTTAAGCCGGCTTGAATTGCCGATGCAGCAATCAAGCGTTCAACAGGCTTTTTTACCATAGATCACTCCTTTGTTAGTTTTCTTATTATACCATAGTGAGTGCTCACAGATCAACCGATAATCAGTATTTCTGATGATTTTTTACTCTTATTCATTCCGTAAGCCCAACTTGCTTCAACAATCTCAAAATCCTTGTATAACTCTCTAATCACCTCGCAATCGTTATAAGACAATAACCAGTTGTCTCTGTTTTTCAGCAGATCACACAAAAGTTGGTGATCAAAGCCCTCATGCATGTCTCCGTTTTTACCATAAAGTTTGCTTTTATCTTCAAGGTAATATGGAGGGTCAAGATACAAAAAACAATCTGGGTGCCTTACAATAGAATCTTCAAAACTCAAAAAACCAACATTTAGGTTAGGTTCAATAAAGTTTTCTAATCTTTTGATGCTGTTCTCGTTGAAACGACCATCAGCCGCTTGTTGAGAAAACCCACCAGAAAGAGTAGCACCAGAAAAACTGGAACGATTGATAGCAAAGTAAGCAGCAGCCATCTCTACATCAAAGCCACTCTCATAATCTTTTAGTTGTTTACGAAACTCTTTGAATCTTTCTTTTGTGAGAGGATGAATCTTACGAACGCACTTTACTAGTTCTTCTTTGTTTGTAAGAAGATTGTTCCAAAAGTTATACAAAGGATAAAAAGCATCATAAGCATAGACTTTTTTGCCTTTCTCTGCTAATGATAACTCAAATGAGCCACCGCCAAGAAAAGGAGAGCAGATCTTTTCACAATCCTCTGGAATGTAGTTTATAAGAGTTTTGATCGCTCTTGTCTTACCACCAGGGTATCTCAATGGTGTCTTCATAATACCTCAAATAAAAAAGGCAGACTTTTTCCGGTCTGCCAGCGGATTTATAAAGAACCTAGTTTAGCCACCCATTAGTTCATCAAAAGCACGGTCCACATCGCTCTTTCCAGAAGGGACATTGTACTTGGTGGTCTCGTGTGAGCGGTCCTCGGCTGAACTGTCGCCGGCAAGTTGCTCTTCGAGGATTGCGTCTACCTGTGCCGTAGTAAGACGCTCAAAGAGAGAGTCAAAGTCGGGCATACGATCCAGAACACCAGAGATGGCTTCTGGATCCTTCAGGAGCGAGGTAGTATTACGACGCATCTTTAGGCTCGTTTGTGGATAAGCCCCAGGCTTGTTGGGCTTCGTGTAAGTAAGAGTGATATCAGTACCCTCATTGATGTCAGTGATATCACCATACTCTGGGTCAAGAATGTATCCGAGAAGAAGTTCGTAAGCCTGCTTACCATAGCCGTAAACCTTCACGCCCTCCTCTTCTCTGCCGCGCACCACGACAGGTGAGAAGTAGCGAGTGCGAACGAAGAGCGACTTGGCAAGGTTCTTGCTCTCTTGGTCATTATTGTCTACACCCTCTCGCCAAAGCGAAGAAGCAAAGTCACAAATCGGGCAACTCTCTCCAAAGTTACGCTTTGGACAAAGAACACCACCCTTGTGATTTCCTACATTGTAATGAAAAAACATTTCCTTAAGCGGGTCACCGTCGTTAGTCGGGACAATACGGATGTCCGTATCTCCTTCCTCTGGCTTAAACCACACGCTGGTGGTATCACCCTTAGTGTCTCCACGAAGAGCAGCAAGTTTACGACGCATCAGATCCATGTTAATAGCCATGTTTTATCTCCTTTTAAGTTATAGTATACCAAGCATTCCTTGATATCTGATTATACGACACTTGACTAACAAAGTCAAGAGTTTTTTTGAACTGCGTTTGTAAGGCTAACGCAAAAGCCAAAGTCCTGTGTTGATTCGGTTTCGTATATTGCATACGAAATATTTCTAAATGCATTTCTTGGTTTTTCTTTTAGTAATTCAACGTATCTTTTGTGGAGACCTCCGTCGTTTTCTAAACGCTCATTGTTTATACATAAATAATAGCATACGTCACGATCAATGTCAAGATTAAAAAACCACTTTTCTTCTAAAGTCTTCATATTTAGAGCACCAAAGGTCCTAATGCGAGCAACCTCTGGTGGTCTTGCTCTCACGCCAATCAAGGGCTCGTTGTGCTCAAAGTAGTTTACGTAATGCACTGATGAAACAATCATTTTATTCAGTGTCTCATAATACGTCTTGATTGGTACGCTCTGAAGGATCTGCTCAACTTTAAGGTTGTCGATCAAAGTAATGCTCTTGAACAAGCCAGATCTGGCGTATTCCTGAAGAACGCCAAAGGCAGCCCTTTCAACTAATTTTGGAACACCGGCTAACAACTCGGTATCTGGCTTGATATAAAATAATTCAATTTCTTTATCTTTGATCTGCTCTAAGATACCAAGAGCATAATTTGAACTGAAAGAAGAGCCAATAACAAAAAACTGAACATGATCATCAATGTCTTTAAACTTTTTGCTTAAATCAGGAATATTGTTCTCATACTCCTCTGGCGTATTGTAAGCCTTAAGGTTGTCAAGAGTATAAACATTGTACTCAGGATATCCTTCAAAGCATTCAGCAATTCTGGATCCGCCAGATCCTAAACCAACAATTGAAATCATACGTTCAGATCCTTTAAATCAAGATAATTTGGACCAATCTTTACATTTGCCATGAAATTATCAGTCTCAAAGATCTCTCTGATCTTTGGTAGCAGATCACGATCACTTTCATGAAAGTCTAAAACCAACTCATCATGAACAATGTGAGAGATAAAACTTTTTCTTTCTTTCAACAAACTATCAATTTCAGTTGCTCTGATCAATACACGATCACTAGTAGTGCTTTGGATCAAGTAATTTAAGGCTTTTTTTGCAGGCACTTTTATCTTTCGTTTGAATGGTGTACTAATATACCATCCATCATACCACTTGTCAAGAACTTTCTCTCTTTGATACAGATCAGAAGAAATAGCGGTAGATTCTGGGTTATAGAGCCAACTAAAGAAATTAGTCTTTGCAGTCTCGCGATCAATGCTGTTGTTGAAAACATTTTCAATGTTCCACTGATGAACATCGCACTTTGGCTGTTCAACACCAGAAAGATCAAGAAAAGTTCTTACCTCTGCACCATTATAATCCAAAGATACGAAAGCGGTATTTTTAGGCTTTATAAGGGCTCTAAAATCTTTACGCATTGTGAGTATAGGAAAAGACTTTTTGCGAGTGCTCAAACGCCCTGTGACGGTTCCGAAGAGGTTATAATCAATGTATTTGCTACCTTTCAATAAGTCGCCCATCTTACGGCGACCCATACTGGTATGAAAATACGACTTGCAACCATCAATATTGATGTTTAGGTCTTGATATTTGATTTTATGAAGAAGTTTTTCAAATGAAACAAGCGTATCATAATTATCTGGCTTTTCATAGTTCTCAAATACGTGCTGTGTGATGAGATTCTTGACTTCGCAGAACTCCATCAAGAAAGTCTCTGGCACCATATCAAAGAAACAATGCTCTCGCATGTTGATTTTACCAATCTCAAACGTCTTTAGATAAGCACGGAACTTTCGTTGTGCGTTATCTAGTCGTTCAGATAAATGCTCAGGACAAGCACCTTCTAAATCAACACCGCCAGCATAAATCCATGCATATTGAACATCGTCGTCTTTTACAGAGCCTGTGTATCTCCAAGTTCTTGTTAAGTTATCTGGTATGTGGTCAAAGTTGAGTTTTCCATCAACATACACTCCAACGCACTCTGTTTTATCATCAAGTGTTTGAAAATACAATTAATACCCCGTGGTTGAATCATTATTTTGATTTTCTTCTTCAGACAATCTTTTCATTACAATATTATAACTTAAGGAGCCAGAATAGTCAAATGGTTTATTTACTAATCTTTCAAATTGCCTGATTGCTTTGAACTTGTTAGTGGCACGGTAAATTTCAATTGTATCATCAATTAACAATTTTCTTTCGTTTTCTGAAAACTTAGTCTCTTCTTCTAAAAATCTTAAATTGCAGTAAAGTTCAATCATGTACTCTTCATCAAAGTGCTTCTTAAAGTTTTCTAATGTTTTATAGTCTTTCGGAAACCTTCTTCTAAGAACAAGCCTGCCATTGACTTCCTCTGTATATTGTATCACGGGCGGCTTTACGAAATTGTAAAGATTATACATTTTTTGGTGAAAGTTTGAGTAATCATTTACTGCTGTTGATGAAAAATACCCATTCAACACGTCATCTGTAGTCTCATACCCATAGGCAGCAGCGTATTTTAGCATCTGCTCAGAGCCAATATCGGCAACTAAACGCCAAGGGGCGTTAATATCTATCATAAAACCAAAAGCCTCAGCAGCATTCTGGTAAAAGCCCCAGTTTTTGCTATTAACAAACAATCCAATCTTTACTTCATCGTTTGATTTATCAAAGTTTGCAATCTCAATGCTTAAGCCAGATGTTGTAATTGGTGTTCTTCTGTTTTTCACGTATGCAGAAAAAGTATATGGTGAGATCTCATTACTAACGCGGACAGATTGCAATAAACTATCTTTTAGCATCTCAAAGTTTTCAATTTTGTTTTCTCTTCTTCTTGTTTTTGTTTGAAGAATACCCATATATTTTGACATATACTTTTCATATCTTTCTTTCGGGTTTTGAAACGCTCTATAAACCTTCAAGTTAGTTAGATATCTATCATTAACATCGATCTTGCCTGTTTGTGCTGCTTTCTTGAACTGCTGTGCTAAATCATTGAATGCATCAACAACAAAATCAAACGCCATTACGTTTGTTTGTGAATTAACTGCTTGAGGTACTCTCTTGAACTTGCTATTATCAGCAGATGGTGCATAGATAGGG